AATAGACTTTATCTTGGCAATGTATTTTTGGATTGTTGATCACAACGATATCAATCATTGGTTGCCTTTCCTTCTAATCTCTATTATAATGTATATGAATGCTATGCGATATGAGGACAATGAATGAGTGACGACTTCCTTTGGGTGGAACGCTATAGACCTCACAAAGTTGAGGATTGCGTTCTTCCTGACCGCATCAAGAAAACATTTCTACAGTATGTAAAAGACGGAGAGATTCCAAATCTCCTTCTATCAGGTCCTGCTGGTTGTGGTAAAACTACAGCCGCAATGGCAATGTGTGATGAAATCGGTTGTAACTATCTTTTCATCAACTCCTCAGAAGAAAGAGGCATTGATGTTCTAAGAACTAAGGTTGTGGGTTATGCGTCAACCGTATCGCTAACTGGTGGTCGTAAGGTTATCATTCTAGACGAAGCCGACGGTCTTACACCAGATACGCAAGATGCTCTTAGAGGAGTGATTGAAAAGTTTTCGTCCAACTGTTCTTTCATTTTCACATGTAACTTCAAGGCAAAGATCAAGGACGCTATTCATTCTAGATGTTCCGTCGTTGACTTTACCTTGAAGAATGCTGAGAAGCCTTCCATGGCTTCAAAGATGTTCAAGCGACTACAGCAAATCCTAAATGATGAAGGTGTTGAATATGATAAGCAAGTCCTTGTCAAGGTTGTTGAAAAGTATTTCCCAGACTATCGTAGGACTCTTAACGAACTACAACGGTATTCTGTTTCTGGAAGCATTGATGCTGGTCTTGCTGCTCAACTTGACAGCGTTCGCAGCCTTGACGATCTAATCAAAGCACTAAAGGGTAAAGACTTTACCGCTATGCGGAAGTGGGTTGTGTTAAACTCTGACATTGATCCATCACGCATCTATCGTTCCGTGTATGATAATCTGTATGAGTATCTAAAGCCAGAGACAATACCTGCCGCTGTTGTTACACTAGCAAAGTATCAGTATCAAGCAGCGTTTGTTGCTGACCAAGAACTAAATCTGGTTGCTTGTCTTACAGAGATTATGATTGAGTGTGAGGTAAAGTGAGCGATCTATTCAAGGACATTATACCCTCTATTCTTCATACCAAAAATCATGTCCTTGATAATGACAAGGACTATTCCGCTTTCGTAGTGAATCGGGCAATCTCGTTTCACTACGATTGCGTTTTACAAGCCAATGAGATGAATAGATTTCCAAGTTTGCCTGTCAATATGCAATATCAGTTTTTGCTAAATAGCATTAGAGGTTATAAAAGACCTTTTAGAAAATGGGAGAAGCGTGAAACCATAGAGAACTTGGACGCTGTAAAGGAGTATTATAACTATTCCAATCAGAAGGCAAAAGACGCTTTGGTTTTGCTAGACGCTACCCAGATTGAAACAATAAAGAAAGAAATCAATAAAGGTGGCATAAATGACAGCAAACCTAGAAGACTTCGTGGAAGTAAGACTTCCTGATCCTCAAGCCTTCTTGAAGGTGAAAGAGACATTGACTCGTATAGGTGTTGCATCCAAAAAAGATAAAACACTATATCAGTCTTGTCATATTTTACATAAGCAAGGCAGATACTACTTAGTTCATTTCAAAGAAATGTTCATGCTTGATGGTAAAGCAACAGATTTCTCTGAGGAGGATCGTGGGCGTCGTAATACCATTGCTAATCTATTAGCAGAATGGGGACTGGTAACTCTTGTCGAACCTACCAAGAGTGCCGAACCTCTAACGCCTCTAAACAGAATCAAAATCATTTCATATATGGAAAAGCCAGAATGGAACTTGGTTGCCAAGTATTCACTAGGTAAAAAGAGATATAACGAAGACGAATAAGAAAGTGAGTTTGTTATGACGCAGTTGAAAATTTGGAAAACACATCCTTCTAATCAGATACCAAAAAAGCAGACCGAAGGCTCTGCATGTTTCGATCTACAGTTTCAAGGACACGGCAAAACAGAGTATAAAGGCTTTTCAAGGCATAACAAAGCCTTTACTCGTCCTTTGAATAACATGATTAGCATTCAGCCTGGCGATAGAACTATGATTCCAACAGGACTTATTCTAGATATTCCTGAAGGACATTCTGTTCGTGTTCATGCTCGTTCTGGTCTATCTCTAAAGCAAGGTCTCGTTTTGGCTAATGCAGAAGGTGTAATCGATTCGGATTATGTGGAAGAGTTGATGGTTCTCATTTGGAATATCTCCGACAATGCCATCAACATTCATACAGGTGATCGAATCGCACAAGCCGAACTAATCAAAGACGAAACATATTCTATTGTAGAAACCGCAGCACGACCAGGCGTAAAGACAAGTCGTGTTGGTGGCATGGGTTCAACTGGTATCAAGGACGAGGGCAACGTTCTCACACTAAATATTTCTGAACCTAAGATACCAGATTTTATCAAGCAAGAGCCTCCAAAGAGAGGTAGAGGAAGACCAAGAAAGAATGTTTCCACTCTTTAGAATATTTGATCCAAGAATGTGTGGTGCTATTACACAGTCTTTGGGACTGAATACGAAGGTGTTTTCTGATAACATTCTCGCCGCTGTTCAAGGCGATACGGACTCACATAACAATCTTGGAGCATTACAGGCTAACAATCCTAAAGTGTTCATTCAAGGACAGCCTGCTATTGCTGCTATCAAAGATACGGCGTCTCCGGATGTTATAGGCATGATTGTTCATCAAACTGGATTACCTATTCCTGCCAAAGGATCTCAAAAAGTTTTTATTGGTAATGGTGGGTCAGGTGGCGGTGCTTTAGGTCTTGGTATGCTTTCGGGTAATATGCAAGTTGGTGAGTTACTACAAGTCGGACAGCAAATCATAGGTCAAGTTTCCAGTATTGCCAATCTTGGTGGCGGTGGCGGTTCTATGCAAATGAACAATATGCAAGGACAACCTCCACAAGTTGGCCAGACTGCCGTTGGACAGAACACAGGCGCTACATTTACTTTTACAGGTTATATTGATAGCAGACAGCTATATCCACCAACTGCCAATGCTTTCGCTTATCCAGCCGCTTCCTCCGTGACTACAGCCATACTTACAGATGATGGCGACTATATAGTTACAGATTCATTTTATGAATATCCATCACAAAATCTTACAGCATCTTTGGTGACAACATGACTACAGCAATCTCAAATGTTAATGCAATATGGGTTGATGCCAACGCTAAAGTCGGATTAGGTTTCAATGCCGTTGATATTGGACAGAATACTAGTTCTCGTCTAATCAGATTACAGGCAAACTCTAATACAGTTTTTGACGTTACCACGAATGGTATTGTGAATGCTAATGCATATATTGGTAATACGGTTACATCAAATATCATATACAGTGTAGTTTATACAGTTCCAAATCTACCAGCCGCATCTTCTGTTGGATCTGGTGCAAGAGCATTTGTTTCGGATTGTAATAACAGAACATTCTATTCCAGAGTATTTACTGGTGGTTCAAATGCTGTTCCTGTATTCAGTAACGGAACATATTGGCTGGTGGGTTAAAAATATCTTGACTTTTGTGACAAAAATACTATATAATGTTATCAGAATGGTTCAATGAAGGAATCATTCTATCACTTCTCGCTAACTATAGGAGAAACACATGAGTAATAATAATCGTTCTACAGACCGTTTCTGGTTTGATCCTTTCACATTCGCTAACGACATTTCAAAGGGCGCTATCGGCTTTGATCATGTGCTCCAGCGAATTGCGGAAGCAAATGAATACCTCCCTAAGATTCCAGCATATCCTCCATACAATGTGAAAAAGATTGATGAGGAACATTATGTCATTGAAATGGCAGTGGCTGGATTTGGCAAGCACAATCTTGATGTTGAACTAAAGAATGATGTGCTAACGATCACTGGCAGTACCGAAACCGAAGAAGGCGATTACCTTCACAAGGGTATTGCAAATCGTGCTTTCACTCGTAAGTTTACTATCGCAGATTCCGTGGAGGTCAAGAATGCAGAACTTGCTAATGGTATGCTCAAAATCTTTTTGGAACGCTTTGTTCCTGAGGAAAAGAAGGTCAAGAAAATCGACATCATGGATCCGTTCGGCATCCAGGAGACGACAAAGCAACTTCTCACCGAGAGCGGCAAGGTCTGGGCTCAAGGCATACAGAAATTCACTGAAACGATGACACCAAAGTGATCTAAATAAGAATAACACGGTAGGGACCTCTGCTTATGCAAGTCCCTGCCTTCTCTTTATGAGGATATATTATGAATCTAGTGATTGAAAAACCCGTTACTGTTATCACACCTACTATCGGTTCTCCTAAACTAAAAGATGCTATTGAGTCTGTGGCTAAACAGACTTATAAGTGTAAGCATTTGGTTGTGGTCGATGGACCAGAATACAATCAAAAAGTTTGGGACATGAATACATTAGAATCATGTGAAGTTCAGTATCTAAAAGAGAACACAGGCAAGACAGGTGGTGACTTCTATGGTCATCGCATCTATGCCGCACTTCCACATCTAATCAACTCAGATTACATTCTATTCTTAGACGAAGACAACTGGTATGAACCAGATCACGTTGCTTCTTTGATTGAAACAATCGAGAAGAAGAACCTAGATTTCTCATATTCACTTCGCAAGATTTACTCACCGGATAAGAAATATCTTTGTGATGATAACTGTGAAAGCCTAGGTAAATGGCCGATCTTCATGTCTCGTAGTTCACCACACGGTCCACAGTTTCTAATCGACACATCATCCTTTTGCTTTACACAAAGATTTATCCAAAAAACTTGTCATAACTGGCACCACGGTTGGGGTGGTGATAGACACTTTCTCTATTCAGTAAAAGATCATGCCAAGTATGATACAAACGGTAAGCATACTCTTTGCTATCGTTTAGATGGTAATCCTAATTCAGTAACAGAACAGTTTTTCATTGAAGGCAATAAAACACAAGAAGCATATTATGGAGGGAGATATCCATGGGTAAGGACCTAATTGTAGGTGTAGTTGATAACTATGACTGGGACAAGATAAAGTATTGGGCAAACTCTATTGAGCAATCTGGTTTTGATGGATATAAGGCTCTAATCGTTTATAATATGGACAAGACAACTGCTGACATTCTAACACAAAAGCAGTTTATGTTGATTGGATGCAGTCAGTATGATGATACGAGAGGATTTGTGTTTGAAGGAAACACTAACATTATGGTTGATCGCTTTCTTCATATTCATCATTTCTTGTCTATGTTAGAAAGACCTATGGATGTGGATCGTGTTATCATCACCGATGTTAGAGATGTTGTGTTTCAAGCAAATCCAACAGCTTGGTTAGATGAATATTTCCTAAATGGTCTAGAACTGATTGTTGGTTCTGAGAATCTAACATACGCTAATGAACCGTGGGGTAAAAACAATATCACAAAGGCGTTTGGTGAATACTTCTATGAAAGACTGAAAGATACACCCATTTATTGTGCTGGTGTTATCGGCGGTGAATTGGAGAGTCTAAAAGATTTCTGTTTGAATCTATGGCTCATTTGTCGTGGTTTACCTTCATATGTAGAAGGTGGCGGTGGACCTGATCAGGCTGCTATGAACATTATGCTAGACATGGAACAGTATATGTATGGTACATTCCTTACAGGTCCATCACATAGATGGGTTCTTCACGCCGGCACATCTTTACCAGCAATCAAAGCAGGATCCGGTGGTATAGGTGAACAATATATAAGAGATCCAAACTTTAAGATTGACTTTTTGGTTGATCTTGATTATGATATTGTCGATGATAAAGTTTGTCTCAACGGAGAGCATATTACTATATTACATCAATGGGATCGTGTCCCTAATTGGAGGGAAGTAATAGTCAAAAAATACGGATAACAATAATGGCAAGACAGTCTAAAAAGATCACAGAAGAATTTCCGTCAGATTTAAAATCTATTGTGTTAAAGTATGATCTTCCTAGATGG